GAGGGTTCTCAAGAAGACGGGAGTGATATTTTGGAACCAAGGAGATTCTTATGCCTCAAGTTCAAACGTAAGAACAGGAGGAATGGGATGGAATAGCTTTAAATATAGAGAGCATCAAGGAAGATGTATCACTAACGAAATTCCTCCTAAGTCCTTGTGTTTACAAAATGAAAGATTTATTGCCAGATGCGTAGATGAGTTAGGATTGAAACTTCGAGACAGGATAATCTGGGCAAAGAAAATTTGGATTTCCAAAACTAATACAACCATTGGCTCTGCTATGCCCACATCTGCAAACGATAGATGTGCATTCACTTATGAGCCTGTGTATGTATTGGTAAAAAGTCCACGATACTATTGGGATCAAGACGCCATACGAACACCTCTTAAAGAAGCAACACGAGAACGAATTAGACATGCATTCAATCCAACCAAAGGAGATATTCAAGGTGCTATGAAACATACGGGAGCACGTCACTTCGCAGAGCGTGTCAATCAAGGAGATTTAACTGGAGCTAACCGTCCTAACGTTTGGCAAATTAATCTTGAGCCGAGTTCTCTTCCCCACTACGCTGTATTCCCGACATCCCTCGTGTCTTCTTGTCTTCTCGCTGGCTGTCCTCGATATATTTGTAAGAAGTGTGGACACATCAGAACAAGGGTCTTTGAGCGTTTACCCGTTGATGGTAAGGAAAAACCAGCGAGTGGAAAATATGCAATGGTGTCAAGTGTGCATTCTCCAGGAGGCAGACCACACAAAATTGTGGAAGTGAGAAAATATCATATTGCTAAAGGTGAGCAAGCGGAATTTGCATTATGGTTGCGTAAATTCACAAAAGGAAGAGAAGATATTTTAGATGATGTCTTTGGACAACACAAATGGAGACATTGGATAAGGAGAGATGAAAGTGGCTCGTCATTACCCTCACCTAATGATTATTGCAAATTAAAAGAAATTCTTAATCTACCAAATGATTGGGATATTAAACTTTTAACGACGGTGAAAGGTGTATCGTGTGATAAAGGTGGATTATATAGAGCCATCGGTTGGACAGACTGCGGTTGCAACGCTGGTTGGGAAAGTGGTGTAGTCCTTGATCCATTTGCAGGTAGTGGCACGGTAGGAGTAGTCGCCGAACAACTCGGGTATAACAGCATTCAAATAGACTTAAACAAGGAATATTGTGAAATGGCATACCAGAGGCTCAAGCCCTTAGTTGCACAAACAAAGTTAGGCAGAGAGCCCTCTGTGATAGAGAGAATAGGATTTTAGGAAATCACTCCCAAGACGTTACTCAAATTCTTTATGAGATGCACATAAATAAGCACTATGCAAATTATCTATCAGAGCCTATATAAAACTATGTCCAAGATGAAATATTTCGTTCTGTGCTAAATATGTGCAAATGAGCAAGAATTGATGTAATAACGCAGGGAAGGATGTTCGATGGAAACTTCTACGTTATTCTTTTCTGGTTGTTTCTAAATGACAGAATACACCGACTGGTATAAATTGTATCGTGAGTTGATTAATTCCAAATATCATTATTTTCATACCGACCGAGGAGTGATGCTTCTCGGGGACTGTATTGAAATCATGGAGATGCTTTCCGATAAAAGCGTAGATTTGATTTTGACAGACCCTCCTTACGCGTTAGGAAAGCAATATGATAATTATGAGGATACCAAAGAGAACCTTAAAGCCCTCATTGAGGAATTCATGCCTCAGGCTATGCGAGTAGGAAAAGTCATGTTATTAACCTGTGGTCTCACTAACATCTCTCTTTATCCACCTCCTTATTGGATTCTTGCTTGGGTCTATAAGACGACGAATTCGAGAGGTAAGTGGGGATTTGCTCAATGGCAACCTATACTCGCGTATGGTAAGGACCCATACTTAACTCAGGGACTCGGAGCGAGAAGCGATATAATAGAGGCAACAGGGTTGGATAACCAGTCGTATGACCATCCATGCCCTAAGCCTCTTAAATTTTGGGAGAGGTTGCTCCTTCGTGGTAGTCCTAAGGAAGAAGAATTGATACTGGATCCGTTTGCAGGCACGGGTATAACCGCAGTAGCATGTGAGAAGTATAACCGCAGATGGATATGCATTGAGATTTCTGAACGTTATTGTGAGATAGCAAAAGAAAGAATCTTAGGACGAGATAAAAATCAAAGGGGTTTGGAGGAATATTTAGAATGGAACTCGTGAATGCTTCCTTAATTGGTTCACGGAATTCAAGACCCTCTGTTAAATTGAAGTTTCGAGAAGGTCCTAAGGTAGCCTATTCGGTGCGTAGAGGAGAGTATCCGTATTTCTATGTGAGACCAGAAGAGGAGATTTTATTTCCTCATGTCACGAGGGAAAGTGGCTACGTTTCTTATGACAACAAGCCTCTTGATAAGATTTCATTCAATTCAATAAAAGACCTTGAGACGGGAAAACGTAATGTCAGTTTTAGCATGGAGTCCGATATTCCTTATTTAACTCGCTACTTAATAGATTCTAACTTAACGTTCGGATTGAACAGGAGAATTCTTTATTTTGATATTGAAGTGGAGAGAGGAAATGGTTCTCTTGACACTGAGAATGCTCCCCTTCCTATCACCGTGATTGATGCTTATGATAGCTTTACTCAGCAACATTATCCTTTTGTGTTACGAGATTATGCAATAGATGACATTAAGGCTTTTGTATTTGATGATGACCAACAGCTATTGAAGTCCTTCTTCTCGTTCTGTAAGACACTGGATTTCGATGTGATTATTTCTTGGAATGGAAGTCGCTTCGACCTGCCTTATATGTTCAATCGTGCCAAAGATAAGAGCATATTTAGGAAATACCATGATGAATATACGATAGGAGAAAGTCAGCCGTTAGACTTGATGAGAGCATATCGAGAATTTGGAGAACGAGGAGGACGATATTTCCTTGACCACGTTGCTTATCTCGTGCTCGGAAGGAGGAAAGACCCATCTCTTCCTGAGCTTTTGCATTGTATAGAAGATGTAACCCTCACTAAGGAAATAGACGAGAAGTTGAAACTCTCACAATTGGTTTTCTCATTCCAAAATCTTGTTCCTCTCAATACCATAGACATAATGAATAGGAGCAGTATCATCGAGGCGTATCTCTTGATGCGATATCACAATAAATATGTATTACCTAATAAGGGACGAGTAAAGCATAAAAAATATAAAGGCGCATTAGTTAGAGAACCACAAAAGGGCTTGCATCGGGGCGTCACAGTATTAGATTTTACGTCACTCTACCCATCTATTGTTATGCACTTCAATATCTCGCCCGATAGGGACATCAGGAATCCAGGCATACTCACAGAGACCATTCGAGAATTGTTTGAGAGAAGGCTTGAATACAAGAAGCTATACAAGAAAAGAGGAGATACTCAAAGTCAGATATGGAACACCTCATATAAGTTCCTACTCAATGCCTGTATAGGGATACTCGGGTATTCAAAATCAAGGTTCTATAACAGGAAGCTGGCAGCTGAAGTAACCTCACATGAGCGAGACCTCCTGACGTATATCTGGAAACGTGTAGAAGAACGAGGCATTCCCATATTAGCGGGAGATACTGATGCAATGATGATAGTCCACCCGGAGCCTGTGAAAATAATGAATGAGTTGAATGAGGAATTGCACAAGACATGGGGAGAGGAATTCAATCTCGATATAGACAAAGAGTTTGATGTCTTGTTTCTTTATGATAAGAAGAAGAACTATTTTGGTATCACAAAAGATGGCAAATTAAAAATAACAGGGACAGTGGTGAACAGAACATCATGTCCCATGTATATCAGGAATAGACTCATGTTAGCCTACGAGTATATACTCAAGAGCAAATGGGAGGAATTACGTGCCTTGAAATCCCGAGTGCAAGAAGAAATAAAGAAGCAGAACGTGATGGATATAGCTGAATGGATACGCCTCTCTTCGACCTCGCCCAAAGTGCAGACGTCTCATCTCAAAGCCGCAAAGAACAGACTGCGATTATATCGCATTCCGTATTATGCGGGAGAAAAACTACCCATTGTCCCAACTAAGAATAATTCTATTGGTTATTTGGCTATTCATGAGGATATAATTGATGAACTTCCTGAAATTGATTATAGAAGCATCCTTAATAAATGGTTTTATACTCCTCTAAAAGAAATAGAGGACATTCTTTCCCAAACCAACTTGAATAGATTTGGAGGCGGAATATGAGAGTTGTATTAAATGGGGATTGGCATATAGGTCAAGGAGAGCTTCCTCCAGAGACCATAGAGGAGATAGCTAAGACGCATTGGCGAGGAGCTAAGGTGATTCTCATGGGTGACTTGATAGACTGTGGACTCTCCAATGGTATGCAATTCGAGAATGAGATACAACCACAGGCTCAATTGCGCTGGGTAAGAACTATAACAAGGGAATTGAACGTCATAGCCTATTGCTTGGGTAATCACGAATACAGGATATTCAATCAGGTGGGTCTCAATGTCTATGAGGAATACTTGGGTAAGCCTTCACATGAAATAACAGTGGATGGTATTAAGTTCTATTTCGCACATGGCAGAAGCACAGCAATGGACATCTGGAGTGAACACAGGAAACTCCTTCAGTTCATTGATGCGGATGTCATAGCACTGGGACATAATCACATTCTTGCTAAGCTCGACGTCTTACGTGGGGATAAGCGGGTAACCCTCCTAAGGACTGGTTCGTTGGCAAGGGGACTGCAATACGCAATAGAGAGGTCTCTTCCACCAGCTCTTCTTGGCTGGACGGAATACGATACGAGGAAGAGGTCTGCGAAGCTGATGATGGTCAATCCAGATGGTGAAGTCCAGGAGATATAATTCTAATATTTATTGAGGAGGTTTAATATGGAAGAAGGAGAGAAGAAGGAAATGGTTCTTGTGTTTCACAAGGATAACAAGGGCAACGACGTAGCGAGACTTCCTAATGGCAAGATAGTCCTTCACCACAGACGAGACACATGTCCCGTTATAGAAGGCATAGAATATAAGTGCTTGGTGGAAGAAAAGGAGCACTGGTGTTTTGCTTGGATTGAGGGTCCCGTGTATTATCCACGAATCATAGTGAAGGCAGATAGAACCTGCATAGGCATGGAGAAGAGCAGCACGAGGAGACTATATCCAGACATATACTCGGCTATTAATGACTTGAAGAATAGAACGTCCAAACCTTACATTTTATTGGTTACTCACGAGGAAATTCAAAATGGAAGTTAAAGAGCATTATTTCACGTGTTTAGAGGACATAATAGTGAGTCGGGAATTAGAAGATGGTATAATCCATATCAGCGGAGAGGTTGA